CCGGTGCAGGCCTTCTCGGGCCGTCTTGATGTGCCAGAAATCAAGGATGATGCTGACAGCTGCACGATTACCATCATCTACGAGAGCCGGTTGATCGACCTGACCGTGGCGCGGACCTGGCGCTATACCCATGAAAGCCAGCAGGTGCTGTATCCAGGCGATCTTGGCTTTGAATATGTCACCGCCATTCAAGACCGAGAGATTACCTGGGGACGAGGATGACAAAACGACAGATCATTCATGCCTTGAAAGGGTTCGCAATGCGAAGCTGATCTTCGACAAGCAAGCCGTCATGCATGTCTTCCGAGTAGAGTGTTGTGCACCCTTCTCTGAGCGCCGCGGCAACAATCATTGCATCGTAAACAGAAAATCCATAGCGCTCGCCCAAAGCACGTCCGACGTCATGAGTCTCAACCGTCAGATCGCACACCGTGCATAACTTGCGAATGCCGCCAAGAAACAGCCCGGCTTCCTGCCATGACATCCCCGCTTTGCGGCGACAATTTACCAGCGCCTCATTGAGCACCTGAACGCTGATGGTACCCCGCTGGCCCAGAAGGCGTTCGGCAGTTTCTGCTTTTGGGCCATCATCAAGCAGATAGAGAATGACATTTGTGTCGAAAAAATCAGCGCTCATGCGCGGCATCTCTGCTTAGGCGCGAAGCCGCAGGCAGTCGCCCGCGGAACTGGCGCAGAGACGATAAAACCTCTTCGGGGCGCGGGTGACGTACCACCACCAGTCCAGCCTCATCAGGATGCAATTCTATGTCATCACCTTCTTTTAGCCCAAGCTTGCGCACAAGATCGGCAGGCAAACGAACGGCGAGCGAGTTTCCCCATTTTGCGACTTGCATTCCGGTCTCCCTGTCATGTGTTGGATATACATTTATTTGTGTATATCCAACACACCAAAGAAACAAGTCTAACTGCTTACGCGACACGAGGATCAACCACGAATGCCCCGCATCGACAATTGGGAACGCCACCTCGCAGAGGCAATCGACGTCGCGCATGCAAAACCCTTCGCTTGGGGCCTCCACGACTGCGTAACCTTCGCTTTTGAGACCCGCATGACCCTAACCGGCGGCGCGGATATGGCCGCGCTCTGGCGCGGACGCTACAGCACAGCGCTTGGCGGCGCGCGCGTCATGCGCCGTCTTGGCTGGGGCTCGCTGGAAGACATGGGGCACGCACTGCTCTGTGCGCCGCGAGAGACACCGCTGCTGGCCCAGCGGGGTGACATTGTGCTGGCGGACACTGGCCTTGGTTTTGGAATTTGCGTCGGCGCTACGGCGGTCGGCATGGCAACCGAAGGCCTCATGACCGTGCCACTTACTTCCTGCCGACTTGCCTGGTTTATTTAAAACCACCAACCTGATATTGGACGCACCCCATGCCCTTCATCGTCTCAGCCGTCGTCGCCGTTGCGGGGGCGATCAGCGGGGTATTGGCAGCAGGTGGTATTGGCGCGGCCCTGATCCGGATCGGCGGCACGCTGCTGTTGTCTTATGCAGCACAGGCTTTGATGCCAAAGCCACAAACGACGCTGCAAAACCGCACGGTGACCATCCGCGAACCCGTGGTGCCGCGCGATTTGGTGTACGGCCGCACGCGCAAGGGCGGGGTTATCGTATTCCTGCATTCCTCGGGATCTGACAACGCAGTCCTTGATTTGGTAATCGTGCTGGCAACACACCGGGTTAAATCCATCGGGGCTGTTTATTTTGAAGGCGAGGTCGCGCTGAATGCTGCGGGGGCTGCGCAAGGTCGCTGGGCGGGCAAAGTCAGCATCGAGAAGAAGCTGGGCGATGCCAGTCAGACTGCCTTCACCGCGCTGAAAGCAGCATTGCCCGACAAATGGACAGAGAACCACCGCCTTAGGGGCTGTGCTGCAATCCATCTGCGGCTGACCTATGATCAGGATGCCTACCCGGGCGGCATTCCAAACATCACAGTGGATCTTGAGGGCAAGAATGATATCTGGGATCCGCGCATCCAAGCGTCCGCTTATTCGGAGAACCCCGCACTTTGCTTGGCTGATTATATGGCAAACACCACCTGGGGCATTGGCGCACGGATCGGTCAACCGGACGGCATTGATGAGATGTCGCTTATTGAGGCGGCCAATATCTGCAATGAGCCGGTTACGCTCGCAGGGGGCGGGACGGAGCCGCGCTATGCCTGCAACGGGGTCATCACGCTCTCCGAGGTTCCCAAAACCATTATCGAGGGGTTGCTGACATCCTTCGCCGGACGCTGCGCTTTCTCGGGCGGGTCTTGGCGCATTCACGCAGGGGCGTGGCGCGCACCCTCAGTGGCGCTGACCGCAGATCATGTTCGCGAGGCCGGTCTGACCTTGGCCACGCGCGTGACGATGTCGTCAAACTTCAACGGGGTGCGCGGACAGTTTGTCAGCCCAGAGAACGATTGGCAGCCCGACGACTTTCCGGCATATGCCAGTGCGGCCTATCTGGCGGAAGACGGCGGCGAGCAGAAATGGCGCGACATCTCGCTGCCTTTTACCATCTCGGCCGCGATGGCGCAGCGACTGGCCAAGATCGAGCTGGAGCGTGCGCGGCGTCAGATGACGGTGCGGCTGTCTGGCAAACTGTCGGCTTGGGCGGCCACAGTGGGCGATGTGGTGACCCTTTCCTATGATCGCTGGGGCTTTGCAGCCAAACCGTTTGAGGTGCAGGGCGTCAGTCTTGATCTTGCGGCCTCAGGTGATGCGGCACTGCTGCTGCCAGAACTGGTTCTGCGCGAAACCTCGCCGCTGGTGTACGACTGGTCGGCAAACGAGGCACAGATATATGCCGCTGCCCCGCGCACGGCGCTGCCGAATGCCTATGATGTTCCAGCGCCGGGGCCGCCCACGGTTACAGAGGATCTCTACATCACCCGCGATGGTGGCGGGCTCAAGGTTCTGGCGCGCGTTGCCTGGGAGGCCGCCCCTTCGGGCTTTGTTGCGGGCTATCAACTGCAGGCACGGCAGAGTGCAAGCGGAGATTGGCTGGATTATGGCCGCACCGATGGCACCAGCCTTGAGATCCGCGATATTGCGCCGGGAGGGTGGCAATTCCGGGTGAAAGCGATCTCGGTGCTGGGCGTGTCGTCGGTCTGGCAAACCGCGTCAGTCGAAATTCTGGGCCTGACAGCACCCCCAGCCGGGCTGGACAGCGTGACGCTGCAAACTGCCGGTGGACTTGCCATCCTGAAATGGGCCAGGTCCGTTGATCCTGATGCGCGGGTTGGCGGCAATATCGTGATCCGCCATTCGAAAGAAGTCACGGCGACTTGGTCGGACAGCTATTCGATGGACCGGGTCGGCGGCGGTGAGGCTATTGCGGTGGTGCCACTGAAGCCTGGGACATATCTGCTACGGGCAGAAGACAGTGGCGGCAGAGCTGGACCGGAAACTCGCGTGTCCACCAAGGGTGCACAAGTGCTGGCGTTCTCAACCTTGGCCTATCTGCAGGCCGATCCGGGGTTCGTGGGCGCAAAGACGGGTCTGCAGGTTGTGGGTTCAAACCTGACACTGACGACCACAACAACTGGCGGGGTCACCCAGGTCACTGCAATGGCGGGGCAATACGGCTTTGCCGCCGGGCTCGATCTTGGGGCCGTCAAACGCGTGCGCCTGCGCTCTGAGATCGGCGTTGCAGCTCTGGCGCTGAACGACCGGATCGATGCGCGCACAGCACTGATGGACAGCTGGGCCGACTTTGACGGCGCGGCTGGTGCTGAAATCGACGTGCTCTTTGAGATCCGCGAAACTGATGACGACCCAAACAGCAGCCCCACTTGGGGGCCTTGGGGTCGGCTCGACAACCATGAAATCGAAGCCCGCGCCGTTGAGGCCCGGGCCTATCTCTCCACCAAGGACGCGTCTTACACGCCCATCGTCTCCCAACTGCGGCTTTATGCCGATGAGGTCGCCTGAGGGGCTTTGCGTGCACAACGCGCGCGCTTTCGCCGCCTGTGGGCTGCGCCCCCAACGCAAAACCCCGCAAGAAGACTTGATACAGAACGGAAAGCCCTGAATGCCCCAGACATCGAGTTTTACAATCACCAACGACACCGGAGCCGCTGTTCGCGCCCGGATCAACGAGGTGATCGCCGCCTTACAATCCACCAGCGCCGGGGCGTCGGCACCGACCGCAGCCGTTGCGGGCATGCTCTGGGTCGACACCTCTGCATCCCCGCCGGTGCTGCGGCGGCGCAATGCGACGAACACAGGCTGGGACGCACTTTTGGATGCAGCGGGCAATTTGGCAGGGTTGGCAAATACGGCGCTGGCGCGGGGAAACCTCGGGCTTGGCACAATGGCGACCAAAGCCGCAGTGGAGTATGATGACACGATTGCAGGCAAGGCGGCGCTCACGGGGGCGACCTTCACCGGGGTGGTGACAGCGCCAAACTTCGTCTCCTCCTCAGATGCGCGGCTAAAATCCGACATTGAGACCATCACGGATGCGCTGGCGCTGGTTGGGGCTCTGCGCGGTGTGCGGTTCACCATGGATGGAACCCGCCAGATCGGCGTGGTGGCGCAGGAGGTGAAACCGGTTCTGCCCGAGGTCGTGCGGGAAGATCAGGCAGGACAGTTGTCCGTTGCTTACGGCAATATCACCGGCCTTCTCATAGAGGCCGTCAAAGAACTGACCGCGCGGGTTGCGGCAATAGAGGAGGCGCGCCCATGAATGATGGTGGGTTTATCGACATGATCCATTCGGTGTTCGGCGGGGCTGTCACCACCCTGATCGGTGCGCTGACCGGACGGCTGATGTGGCATTCCAGCGAGGTAAAACTTGGACGGCGTCGCTTTTTTGGCAAGGAGCTTTTGTGGGAAATTCCTGTCGCCGTTGGCATGGCGCTGATCGGCGAGGCTGCCGCCAGTTATATTGGTCTTACGCAACCAGTCTCGACAGGATTTGTGGCAACGCTGGCCTATCTTGGACCGCGCGGGGCCGAAGCACTTCTTGCGTCCTGGCTAGGGCGCAAGAAGTAGCTGCCCAAGTGGGTATGTGCCCAACACTTTCGCTCATACGTCAACACTATAAACGCCGCCCAATCCCGGGCGGCGTTTCCTTTTGCATGGGATAAAGACATGACCGCTTTTGAAATCGCCCAAAGCTACATTGGCACCACCGAAGGCCCGGGGGCCGCGAACAACCCCAAGATCATCGAGATGTATGCCACCATTGGACAGGATTGGGTCGAGCATGACGAAGTGGCCTGGTGTGCTGCCTTTGTGGGACATTGCCTTGAGAAGGCCGGGATCCGCTCCAGCCGCAAACTGACCGCGCGCTCCTATCTGGACTGGGGTGAGGCTGTGGATCTCGCCGCAGTGCGTCCGGGTGATATTGGCATCATCCCACGTGGCACCTCGGCCTGGCAGGGCCATGTCTTTTTTATCGACTGTGTTGAAGGCAAGTGGCTGTTTGCCTTGGGCGGCAATCAGGGCGATGCGGTCAGCGTGCAGCGCTATCCGGTCTCAAAGCTGATCGGCCTTCGCCGCGCGCCAGCCGCTGGATCACGTCGTCTGCCCCCGATCAAGGCAGTGCAATCGATGTTGCGCGATCTTGGCTATCATGAAGTGGGCGCGGTTGATGGTGTGATGGGCAGTCGCACCAGTGGCGCTGTTCTGGCCTTTCGCGCTGACCACGGCCTGCCGCTGGAGCCGGTGATTGACGCCGCCTTTATCGCTGCCTTGGAGACTGCAAAGCCGCGCGCGGTCAGCCCTGAGCGCGCATCTGGGCAGCCCGCAGCCTCGCGCATTGTCACCGCTGCAAATGCGCAGATTGCGCTTGGTGCTGCCGGATCAGCAGGGATTGCCCTGACTGATCTGGCGCCTCTGATCACACAGGCCGAAGATGGGCGTGATATTGCAACCCGGGTGTTGGATCTGGTCGGGCTTGGGGCGCATGCAGCCACGATCCTCCCCCTACTGGGTGCCGTTATCTTCCTCGCCATCATCGTCTTTGCCGTCAAATCCCGTGCCGCTCGGATTGAGGATCACCGGTTGGGGAAAACACCATGATC